TTATAGGCTTTTTTGTGCATTTTGCCATGCTGCCGGAGACAGATCAGCGGCAGCACTGTCCTGAAGCTGTTGGGCCACATTGCCATGCACATCCGGGTACAGATGGCCATACAGCTCCAGGGTGGTTTGCACCTTTTCATGGCCAAGACGTTCCGACACGGCCAGGATAGGAAAGCCCATGTGAATGAGCAGACTGGCGTGAGAGTGGCGGAAATCATGCACACGAATTTTCTTGACGCCGGATTTTTTGCAGCCTGCACGCAGCTGAGAGTTTACCCAGCTTTTTGTAAACGGAAACAGCCGATCTGCTGGGTCGTAGTCCAGGAGCCTGTCAGCATAGTCCTGAACAATAGCACAGAGGAAATCCGGCAGAGTAATATCGCGCTTGCTTTTTGGCGTTTTTGGCTCGTAAATGACTTCCTGGCCATTGGCCACTGCAAAGTTTTTGGTAATATGCAGCACCTTGTTTGAGAAGTCAAAATCCGACAGGCTGAGCGCCAACAATTCCCCTTCCCGGATTCCGGTATAAAACAGGACATTAAAAGCACAGTATGGCGTTGGCTTGTCTATGGCCTGAATGAAAGTTTTGAACTCGTCCTCGGTCCAGAACAGCATTGTATCCGCTTTTGATTTTCCCATGCTGCCAGCAACCGCCGCCGGGCTGCCTGGGAGGCCGTAGTATTTGACGGCATAGTTAAGAATGGCAGCAACCTGGTTGTTGATAGTTTTGAGGTATGTCTTTGAGTACGGTTTACCATTTGGCTGTCGTAGCTCCATGAGCGCGCTTTGCCAGTTGCGGATCATGAGCGGCGTGATCTGGTTTATTGGCGTGCTGCCGAAATAGGGCAGCAGTTTTTTTGTAATGAGGTGCTGCTTATTTTCCCAGGTTGTGGCACGCAGCCTGGCTTTACAATCCGCCATATACAGCTCTACCAGGGACGCGAACGACATATCGCAGGAGGCAGCAGCCTTTGTGAGAAATTCGCGCTCCCATTCCTGGGCCTCCCGTTTTGTTGGGAAGCCTGTTTTTTTCTTTTGTACCCTTTTACCGGTCCAGTTGGTGTACCTGAATTTGCTGTACCACTTGCCGGTTTTGGGATCTTTAGCCACTGACATTTTCGGACTCCTCCGGGATGCGGTTGGCTATGACCGTTTCAAATTCCCGTAAATATTTAATATAGGCACCATAATAAGCATAGCCGGAAGCTGAGGCCGGTACAGCGCCGCTTTTAATGAGCTTTGCGACGGCCAGATCATGCGCCAGCTGATCCGGAGCAACCGGAAAGGTGCCCGTAAGCATTTCTAAATTTTCCATACAAACCTCCCATGAATGAAATTAAAACACAGTGCAAGCACTGTGCAAGTACAAGAAAAGCCCGGCTGAATCCTGAATCCTGATTCCATATTCCTGATTCTAAAACATATATGGTCGTTGCTGAGCAACAGACCGGTGGCCGTAAGCAATTCCGTTTTTTGATTTGTACCCCGTTATTTTGAAGATGATTTAAGCCCGCCGTAAAAAGATGGGCTACCGCAGCTATTTTTTGTAGTTTGCCAAGAAGTACCAGATTTTTCTGAGCACCAGTCCCATAAAGTGGTAGAACTTTGAGAATCCAGGTATTGAACAGAAACTTTTTCGTATGGCATAGCCAAAGGATCGTTATTGCATAGCTGATTAAAAACGTCCAATGCTGAGTTTAATTCCTGAACAGCAGAAGCCCCACATTTTTGCGTATCTTGCGTAGGAACTTGCACAGATATTGCGCTGTCGTTCACGGTGTAACCAGTGCCATACGGAAAACAACCTATAGTCCACAAGTAACCGGCACGGTATTCAGTAGGCAGTGTGTAGCCGGGTGTACCATATTCCTGAGCCATTTCGTACAGCTTTTTTTCTTGCACTATTGATAAATCACGAGCACCAAGGATATCCGTATAAAACTGTTCGAATAATTTAGAAAGCTCCTGATCCTGAATAACATTTATATGGGTGGCGTTAAATGAGGTTAAGCCAGAAAATCCAGAGATGCCAATGTTTGCAAGATTGTCGCCAGACATAAAAGTAAATGACATGCTTGAATATGAATCCCATATGTCAGAAATTTGAACTACATGCAGCAAGTCCCAGAAAAAGCGACGAATATCGGCATTGCTTTCGCTGGAAGCTATATCCCGTGTGACATATAAGCAGCTATCAGATTCCTGCAAGGTAAGATCCTGATCCAGTGATGTGACAGAGTCATAAACAGAACCAGAGGAAATAGATACTAGATTTTGCTCTGTTGCAGATAGATCTTCTTGTGAACCGGCGGAGGAATGAGGAACTTCTGTTTGCTGTTGCGCTTCTGATGCTAAACTAGATTGCACGCCAGAGCAGCTAGAACATGAGAGAACAAGGACACCAGACAGAAAAAGTGCTGTTATTTTATGGGGGGGGGTAAACAAATGTTTGCTTTTCATAAAAACCTCCTATTTTTTATTTTTGTCTGCCGCTTCTGCTTTTTGCAGAATTTTGGCATAGTCCGCAATACGAGCTTGATTTTCCGGAGAGAGTTCCGCCCAGTTGGATATCATTTCCATATCCCCGCGACTGAGCAGATCGATTATTTTTGGAACCTCAAAGGAAGTGCCCTCGTAAGTGCGGTATTTTGTGCGACCTAAGATGTAGTCAGTAGAAACCCCAAAGATATCCGCCAGCTGAACAAGTAGATCGCCGGATAGCTGCAAGGAGCCGTTTTCATATTTGGAAATTGCTGAATCTTTTACTTTAAGGCGCTGACCTAATTCAGCCTGAGTCCAACCGCGCTCTTGTCGTAATACTTTGATGTTATTGATAGTAGACCCCTCCTTTCTGGTTGGATTATATCACTTTCCACCGTGGAAAGTAACCACATTAATATTTTTTTCTAAAATAGAAAATTATCTATTGACATTTTCTAAAACAGAAGATATATTATAACCATAAAGTTTCCAAAATGGAAGAAAGGAGTGAAACAGATGTACGAAGATTTACGCAAGATACGAACCGAACGCGGTATCCGTTTAAAGGAATGTGCCGACGTTATAGGCGTTCAGGAGGCTTGCTACTGTAAAAAGGAACTCGGCGACCTTAAATTTTCCTTAGAGGAAGCAAAGGCGCTGGCAGATTTTTTTAAACTGCCGGTCGAAGTGCTTTTTTTTAAAGAAAAATCTTCCAAAATGGAAAGATAGGTTATTTTACAATTATATTTTGCCACATGGAGGAAAAAAATAAATGCAAAGCCGAGTAACAAAAGCGGCGGGCAACAGGTACTGCCAGGCACGACTGAAAGCGGCCAAGTACAACGAAAAGCTCTTGACGAGAGCCGGAGCTGTTGACTACTTGCCAGGGGTTACAGAGGACAGCCTGAAAAAGTACGAGCTGGACATAACAAAAACCCCAAACACGGTTGTGGCACTTATGGCTGACGCATACGCGGAGCCGGAATTGAGAGCCTGGTATTGTGCTAATGAGTGCCCGTTAGGAAAAGACAGAATCGCAGAGATCAGCGACATGCCGCCAGAAAGATGCGTGCTCCGAATGAGGAGACACATGGACGACATGCAAGACGCCCTCACAGAATTTGCAGAGATCGTTGAGGACGGGGTAATAACACCGGAGGAGCTTGAAATGGTACCGGAAATAAAAAGACGGTTTACAGAAGCCCGGCAAAAGGTTGATGAAATGCTGGCCGCCATAGAAAAGATTGAAGCCCGCAAAGGGTATCCGGATTGAGAAAAGAGGTGCAGGAGCATGGGAAGAACGGCAGCAGCTACAAAAGAACCACCTAAGTTTTTGAGAGTGGCAGACGTGGCAGCCATGCTGGATATATCAGAAAGCCACGCATACAAGATTATGCGACAGCTAAATAAAGAGCTGGAAGCAAAAGGCAAGATTGTAACAGCCGGCCGAGTATCCAGGAGATACCTGGAAGAAAGGATGTATTGATGGCAGATAACACATGGAAGTTTTTAGAGCACCAGGAAAGCAACCCGGAAGCATTGAAGCAGGCAGTTGATACCCTGATCGGGTACACAAAGAAAAAGGGATTTGCAGGAGCTGAAAACGCACAGCTGGACAGCCTGGAACTTGTAAAACATGTCATTATATGCGAGGCCGCGGCGCTGGTATTAAGCGACGACTGGCAGGCATTTATGAAATACAGAAAAGCAGGAGGCAAGGAAGATGGAGAAAACAAACGTAATTAAGCTCAAATATTTAAGAGCCGGACAGCCATCCGGAAGAGAGTACACATTTTACACACCGGCACCGGTTGAGGTTGGCGACATTGTGGATATTGCAGTGGTAAGCCCGGACAACACAAGCCAGGGAATGGTCACAGCGGTAAACGTACCATTGGAAGAGATTGAGGCATTTAAGGACAGAGCCAAGACGATCATCGGAAAGGCAGCACAGAGAACAGAAGCCGAGGAACCGGAGCAGAAAACGCTGCTGGACGTATAAGGAGGAACAACATGACAAGAAAGACAGTAATGCACAGAGAAACAGAGGTCTTTGTAGTTGAGGAAAAGCTGGCACCGAGAAAGGAAGCCATCAAGCGCCGCGTAAAGCTGGAAAGATGTATTGCGGCAGGCATTAACCTGGGAGCAATGATCCTGACCGGGGGCGCGCTGGTAAAGATCGGGCTTATGGTGTTTGCAGTGATGGACAGCAGAACCGGAGGCCTGGGCGGCGAGGTTTTAGTATTTCCAGCACTGGCAATGATGTTTTTATGGGGCCGTGAAATTGGCCTGAGAGAAGCAAGACAGGAGGCAGAAGCTATTGAGGACAATGGAGGAGAGTATTGAGCAGAAAGCGCAGGAACGCGCAGACAGAAAGTTGCAGTACATAATAGGCAGATACGGGGATGCGAACGGAGAACGCCGCAAACCATATTACAGAGAGCAGCTGATCCAGGAGGCAAAGGCAGCGTTGAGCTGGGAAATTTTTAGCCTTGCTTTTATGGAATTGTGCAAAGAAAATGCCCCGGTGACACCGACCAAAGCGTCCGAGGCATGAAACCCGCAGTTATCAAATAACCGCTTGTGCTTATTATAGCATGAGAGAAAGGAATCGTAAATGAGCAAAATTATTAAGGTTAGCACAGATTTAGAAGTTACTGTACATGATTTTCCACAGGGAAACATGAGAGAACAAAATCGAGCATTGTATGAGCTGATCGGGAACGGGTGCGACATGATCGAGCACGTTATGCCGGTAAGACTGTACAACGAGCTGGGACACAGCAACCACGTAAAAAGAAGCAATAGCAAGTGCGTGAGCATGTTGATCGACGAGGAGGGACTGCTCAAGGACAATGAGGCAAACCTGATCGGCAGCTATTTGTACGGAGTTGACCAGCATGGCCAGCGGATTGTTGGGAACGTGCTTTTTGTTACGGATGTGTACGAGGGCGACGGGATCAGCTTCACAGGCATTGAGCCGGAGACATTTGAAAAGCTGCATGAACAACTGAAAAATATGGCGGTGGCCATGAAAGCGACCGTGCAGAGCATGAAAGGAGCTAAGGCATGAAGATATTGAAAATGAGACTGGAAAACTTCCAGGGCGTGAAAGAACTGGAAATTGACCCGCAGGGCGAAAGCAGCGCGATCTATGGCGACAACGGAACCGGTAAGAGCACCGTATACAACGCTTTTACCTGGCTGATGTACGGCAAGCCGAGCACCACAGAAAAGAACTACACACCAAAAACCACCGGCAGCCATAACCTGCACCATAGCGTGGAAATGACCGTGGAACTGGCAGACGGTTCGGAAATGGTACTGAAAAAAGATTACCACGAAGTTTACAAGACCATTAAAGGAAACCCGCAGCCAGTGTTATCCGGACACACAACAGATTACAGCATGGACGGGGTACCGGTAAGCGAAACCCAGTTTAAAAAGAATCTGCTGGAAATTTACCATGATGAAGAACTGGCAAAGATGCTGACCTCTTACAACTACTTTTTGGAAAACATGAAAGTAGCAGACCGCCGCAAAATCCTGTTACAGGTGTGCGGGGATGCGGATTTTAATGAGGTTATTGAGAGCCAGGGCGATCTGTTGAGAGAACTTCCGGAAATGCTCCGCAAGCCTGGAAAGGCAGAAAATTATTATACCGTGGACGAATACAGAGCCATTGCTGCAAAGGAAAAGAACCTGACAGACAAAGAACTGGACGACATCCCGCAGCGTATTGACGAGGCAGAGAAAGCAAAGCCGGACGTTACGGGCCTGGATGCACAGACCATTGACAACACCATGGCAGAGATTAAAGAGAAGCGCCGGGAACTGGAAAGCCAGAGGGCTGCCAGAGAATCCGGAGCGACAACAACCATCCGACAGCAGATCGCAGAACTGGAAAGCCAGAGAGCTGCCGGAGAGGCCAAACATGCGAGAGCAGAAGCCGAGGCAAACAAAGGAGCCTACGAGCGGATCAGCAACCTCCGCTATATGGCAAGTACCATTGAAACGGATATCATGCACACCGAGCAGGACAGGCGCGAGCATGAAAACGAAATCCAGCGCCTGAACCGCAGAAGAGAGCAGCTCCTGGCGGAGTGGAATGAGGAAAACGAAAAGGAATGGACCGGATCGGAGATTTGCCCGACATGCGGCCAGCAGCTTCCAGCAGAGCAAATTGAGGAAGCAAAGGAAAACTTCAATACAGCCAAGGCACAGAACCTGGAAACAATTAACAAGCGCGGCATGACAGAGTGCAGCAGCGGCATGATTAAGAAAGAGCAGGACGAAATTGAAGCCCTGGACGCTCGCCTGGTGGAACTGAAAGAGAAGAAAGCAGAAACAGCGCAGAACCTGGCAACAGCTGAAAAAGCGGTACTTGCAACAACGGACTATAAGGACACAGCCGAGTACAGACAGTTTACAGAGCAGATTGAGAGCCTGCAGGAGAAACTGAAAGATGCCAGAGCGGCAGCTGCTGAGGCAGACAATGTGCTGAGCGGACAGCTGAAAGAACTGGACGAGAGTCTGGAAGCTGAACAGAGCAAAAAGGCACAGCTGGCAATGGTTAAGAAACAGGACGAGAGAATCACCCAGCTGGAAAAGAAAGAGCAGGAACTGGCAGCGAAATATGAGCAGCTTCAGAAAGGCATTTACCTTTGCGAGCAGTTTGTAAAAGCGAAAACAAAGCTCCTGGACGAGAAAATCAACAGCCGCTTTAAAACCTTGCGTTTCCGGTTGTTTATCGAACAGCAGAACGGCGGCATTGCAGACGATTGTGAGGCCCTGGTACCTTGTAAAACTGGCCTGGTGCCATTTAAGAGCGCGAACAACGCAGCACGTATCAATGCAGGTCTGGAACTGATTGACACGTTGGCCGAGTATTACGGCGTAGAGCTTCCGGTCTTTGTGGACAATGCAGAGTCTGTTACAAAGCTGACACAGACACAGACACAGGTTATCCGCCTGGTGGTATCCGAACCAGACAAGACCCTGAGATTTGAGAGAGGAGACAAGTGAGCATGACAAGAGTACACCCGCAGTTTTTAATGAATGGTTTTAAGAAAGCCGTAGAAAAGCAGGATTTTGGAGAGTTTAACAAGGAATTAACTAACGGCATGAATTACTGGACAAACCTGTTTAATACAGAGGTTGGAGCACTGGATCCGGACGAGGCGCCGCTGATCATTGCCGCACTGGAAGAACTGGCGAGCACCTACAAGAAAACGGTACCTGGCGCAGGAAATATTGCAGATACTTTCCGCAAGAACACGAAAAGCATTGTGTTTATGACGAAAGTACCGAAAGGCAACTAATGGACGGCGAAATTTTTACAATCCGTGCCCGCAGGTGTAAGCGGTGCGGCAGACTCCTGACCAGCGCGGAAGCAGTAGAAAAAGGGTATGGTTGCCAGTGCGCTGCAAAGGCACAAGCTGAGGAAGATGAAAAGAAACCAATACCCGGACAAATGACCTTTGACGATTTATTTAAGAATATGGAGGAGTAGAACATGGCAAACGAAATGACAGTACAGAAAACGGAGAGCCTGAGCAACAGCGAGGCATTTACAAACAAGGTTTTAAAGGAGTTCGGCAGCAATGTGGCCGGAAACATTCAGGTAACTGATTACCAGAGACAGCTGATCCAGGGATATTTTATCGCAACTGACAGAGCATTAAAGATGGCTGAGGAGAAGCGCGTAAGCAAGAATGAAAATAACAAGGATCACAAGTGGGACAATCCGGATCCGATCAACTGGAACACGGTAGACCTGAACGCCCTGGCGCTGGATGTTGTGCACTATGCTCGCATGGGCCTGGACATGATGCAGGACAACCACCTGAGTGCTATCCCGTTTAAAGATAACAATCGCTTATCCAGAACCGGCACAAAGATGTACGTGGTCAACCTGATGCCTGGATATAACGGAATCCAGTATATTGCTGAAAAGTACGCGCTGGAAAAGCCGGTATCCGTTACTGTAGAGCTGGTTTACAGCACAGACACCTTTAAGCCACTGAAAAAGAACCGTGAAAACCGCATTGAAAGCTATGATTTTGAAATTAACAACGCATTTGACCGCGGGCAGATCGTTGGAGGATTTGGCTATATTGAGTATGAGGAACCGACTAAGAACAAGCTGATCATTATGACCCTGAAAGATATTTTAAAACGTAAGCCGGAAAAGGCTTCCGGAGAGTTTTGGGGAGGTAAGAAAACAGCCTGGGAGAAAGGCCAGAAAGTGGAAGTTGAAACAGAGGGCTGGTTTGAAGAAATGTGTCTCAAGACCGTAAAGCGTGAGGTTTACAGTGCCAAGAACATGCCAAGGGACCCGAAAAAGATTGACGACGCCTATGAGTACATGCGTATGCAGGAGATCAGACTGGCACAGATGGAAACCCAGGAAGTGATCGACGCGGAAGCCAACCAGGTTGTTATTGATACGGAAGCCCAGCAAAGCCGCAGGCGCAGCCACAGCCTGCACGTAACACCACGGCAGCGCGTAGCACAGCAACCCGCGCAGCAGGACCGACGTTTTAATGCTGATTAACCCTATTGCATCCGGCAGCAGCGGCAACGCCTATTACATAAGCGACGGGCAAAGCAGTTTGTTGTTGGATGCGGGGATCCCGCTGGCACAGATACAGGCCGGATGTGGTTATAAAGTGTCGCAGTTGAGTGGCTGCCTTGTGACACATGGCCACGGGGATCATGTAAAAGCAGCAAAAGCCCTGGCAAGAATGGGCGTAAACATTTACACCAGCCAGGGAACTGCAGACATGGCAAACCTAACCGGGCACCGAATTTGCACGGTGCGAGCACTGGAAAGCTTCCGTGCAGGTACATTTGAGGTACTTCCCTTTGATGTTGAGCACGACGTACCGGAGCCACTGGGGTTCCTGATCCGGAGCACAGCGACCGGGGAAAAGGTGCTGTATTTTACTGATACGGTTTATATCAAATACACCTTTATAGGCTTGACTCACATAATGATGGAAGCCAATTACGACCCTGAGACAATAGAGCAGAACGTAAAAGAGGGCCGCATACATGCTGCCAGAGCCAAAAGAACAATAGGCTCGCACATGAGTATTGAAACAGTTATAAAAACGCTGGAATCGTTTGATTTAAGTAGGTTGCAGCAGGTTTACCTGTTACACCTAAGCAATGATAACAGCCAGGCCGCAGACTTCAAGCGGCGCGTGCAGGCCCTGACAGGCAAAGAAGTGTACTTGTGCTAAAGGAGGTCTGAACAATGGCAAGAGCAAGGAACATTAAGCCGGGATTTTTCGACAATGAAATCCTGGGAGAACTGCCGGCATTAACCCGCCTATTATTTATTGGCTTGTGGTGCCTGGCAGACCGTGAGGGGCGGCTGCAAGACCGCCCTAAGCGGATAAAAAAGGAGCTGCTGGGCTATGATGATGTGACTGCAGATGATGTTGACACCATGCTGCAGCAGCTGAACGACAACGGATTTATACAGCGATACGAGATCGCAGGAGAGCAATACATACAGGTAACAAACTTCTTGAAACACCAGAATCCACACTGCAAAGAGCAGGCGAGTGTAATACCTGCACCAGATGGCGAGGATATGGGCCTAGGCGTTGTGGCGGAAATCCACGTAAAAGGGCGCACGGGAACAGCTGGAAACAGCCAAGACCTCCGGACTTATCAGACCGAAAAAGAGCAGGAAAACACAAAAACACCATGCAAGCACGGTGCAAGTACAGTGCAAGCACCAGAAAAGCATAGAAGTTGCCCGGCTGATTCTCTGATTCCTGATTCTCTGATTCCTGATTCTAAAAACCATACGGTCGTTGCTGAGCAGCCGACCGCCCCGGAACCAGAGGACATTGACAGCGAGGAAGAGACAAAGCCAGCAAAGAAACAGCAGCAAAGCCCTGACTGGAAAACGGCCAAGACAGCCCTGGAAAAGAGCTTTTGCATGTTTTGGGACGCTTTTCCGGCAGTGCGAAAGAGAGCCAAGCCGGCATGTTGGCGGAAGTGGAAAACAATCAAGCCAGACGAGGCCATGGCCGCACATATACTGCACGCTGTTGAGGTGTGCAAGCAGAGCAGCGACTGGAAACGCGGGTATGTGCCTATGCCGCTGACCTGGTTGAATCAAGGACGCTGGGAGGATATAAGCGAGGAGGTAAGCGTAAATGAGCACAGCAACAATGGCAGCAATGCCGCAGGAAGCCATACAGCAGGGTTCCACACAGCCGGAGACTACTAAGCCGGACAAGTACAGCATAAGCACTACGGAAGCCCTGAGAGAGGGGTACAGCGTGCCGGAGTCGGTACCGGAAACAGCTAGTTGCAAGTATTGTGGCAGAAAGCTGGAATATTACGGCCTGGTTAGCCCGGTAGCGCCGCGACATGTGATCGTGTGGAAGAGCCGCCCGGAGCGCTGTACATGCAGCAAGGCGCAGGACTTCTGGAAAGACTGGGACGCAAAGGAAGAGGCTCGCAAGGCAGCTGAGGCGGAGCAGAAAGCCAGGGAGGAAGAAATGCAACGGTTCCGCAGCATGATGGAACGCAGCGGCATGAAAGCAAGATTCCAGAACAGACGTTTTGAGAATTTTGTACAGGACACCCAGGGGCGCCGCCAGGCATACACACAGGCAAAGAAGTACGCCGACAACTTCCAGCGTATGCGCCCGGTTAAGAACGACCGCAACCACGTAACGCCACCGGAGATCGAGCGCAACGGTCTGTTTATGGCCGGTGGGTACGGTACCGGAAAAACCCACCTGGCAGCGGCTATTGCAAACCAGCTGATCAGCCAGGGAACGGCCTGCATCTGCATGACCATGATCGACCTGCTGGACAGGATCCGGGAAACCTACAAGGCAGCTGGCAGCGACGTAGACGAAGCATACATCCTGAGCCAGTACGAGGACGTACCACTCCTGATCATTGACGACATAGGCAGCGAGCAGCTGACTGAGTGGGGCGTGAGCAAGATATTTGCCATTATAAACGCCAGGTATGAGGGCTATATGCCGACGATTATCACGACAAATTACAGCGGCCCGGAGCTGGTGCAGCGCATGACTCCGGAGAGCGGAGACAGCAGGAACGCAGAGAAAACCCTGGACCGCCTGAAAGAAACATGCGTCGGGATTGATATGACGTGGGAGAGCTGGAGGTCGAAATAATGGGAATCAATTTAAGAGACAAGCCGGTTGCAGAAATGGGTATGTGTGAACTGGCATATAACGATTGTTATGTTAAAGGCAAACAAGCAATGTATAGAAATTACAGCGTGGACATGCCAGCCAGGGAACTAATAAGAGCAGTATACCAGAGTCGTAACGTGGGTATGCCGCGTGAGTTTTGGGGGAATGACGAAGTATTTGACGAAATAATGATGGATAACTTGCAATACGGCTATGACACGTTTGACGGGTTAATGGCAATGCTTTATCAGCAGATATGGTCCAAGGCAGAAATGAGAGAGGTACTGCTGAAAGTACAGAAAGGCCAGAATATAAAAACACTGGTTTAGGAGCCGAGAACAATGAGCAAAGCAACATTATTGCAAGGCGATTGCATGGAACTTATGAGCCGGATCCCGGACGGCAGTATTGACATGGTACTGAGTGATTTACCGTATGGCACAACACGCTGCCGGTGGGACACTCCGATCAACCTGCAGGAGTTATGGAAGCAGTACCGGCGAGTGGTAAAGGAAAACGGCGCCATTGTACTTTTTAGCGCACAACCTTTTACCACGGAGCTGATCAGCAGCAACAAGGCCATGTACCGCTATGAATGGATATGGAAAAAAACACAGCCCAGCGGATTTATGAACGCCAAGAAAATGCCACTGAGGACCCACGAAAACATAGAAATATTTTACCGGAAGCCGCCGACCTATAACCCGCAAATGACGCACGGGCACCAGAGAAAGACAGCGACGGCATACGGAACCAGGGAATCGGACGGCAGCAGCTGTTATGGCCGGGAGGAAAGAAACTATACATACGACTCCACGGACCGGTATCCGGTGGATGTGCTGCAATACAGCACCGGGGACAAGACCAAGCGCCTACACCCGACACAGAAGCCCGTGGACCTGCTGGAATACCTGGTCAAGACCTACACGAACCCAGGAGAGACAGTCCTGGACAACTGCATGGGAGCTGGAAGCACCGGCGTTGCCTGCATGAATACTGGGCGGGAATTTGTAGGGATAGAGCTGGATCCAGAATATTACCAGATTGCAAAAGAAAGGATTGAGCAGCATGAGCCAAGGAAGTAACAGAATAAGCAATTCCATTGAAATGAACGCAGCAGTTGTGGAATTGCTTGAGGATGTAATGAAAGAAAATGACGGCAAAGAGGGAAAAGAAAATGTGATTTTTTCGCAGAAAGCAAAAACGCTGGTAAAGGAAATTGCAGATTTTTCCAGACATACAAGGATTTACCGAGAAGCAGAAGCACGGCGGGAAGAATTCCGAAATGAGACAAAAGACGCAACACCAGCACTGATATATGGTTATTTGCTGGATAGAGTAGTAAATGCCCCTACAATGCTTCATGCAAGTGGCAGTGTTATTTTGCTGATACCGCGGCTTGACGAGCTACTGAACGGAACGGAGGAATCACAGAAATGAAATATAAAGTTGAGTTTGCTGAGTTTCACAAGATCGAGGTGGAAGCGGACAGCAAGAAAGAAGCAGAAGAAAAAGCAGCCGTTATGGATGACGAGGACATACTGAACCATAGCGTTGAGAACACCGGCATGGTCGTGTGGGATGTTAGGGAGGCATAAAAGTGACAGAATACGAGAAAAACAGAAAGAAAATTGAACAGTACAGAAAGCGTAGCAACACCTGGTTGCTGAAAAAGTTGTGTGACCTGATGGAATGGGTCAACGAGAAAATTAAGGAGTGAGAGCCATGGGAGAAGAAAAGAGCCGTGATATTACCGGCATTACAGTGAGATACAGCGACGGCAGCACAAAGGAAATTCAAAGCGGGTGTTGCGTGGACCTGGAAAAGGGCAGCGACGATTTATCAGTTGAAATGCTGAACGTGAAACCGTTTGACCTGGTACGCCTGGCATACGGCCTGGTGGCCGCGGTGCAGCGCCTGGGAATGAGAGACGAGCTCGAACAGTATGCAGACGGAGTCGGAGAGGTGGAGGACAATGAAACGGTATAGATGTACGGAAAAAGTTAATTGTGATCAAGCACTGGAAGCTATGAAAGATGGCGTAAATATTATTGAGTTAAGAGAAAAATATGCCAAACGCGAAGTTTTTGAGGAATTTATTAACTCTATGGAATATGAAAAACCGTATTATTTACAACTTGATAAGAGCGTTTTTACTGATGGTTATTCAAAACATCTGGCGGTTGACTTGAAATACCGAGAAGCCACCCAGCAGGAAAAAGATCTGGAACGGGCGGTCAGATTTTACGAAGCGTTTCAAAGCTATGTTTATCGAAGCAGAAACAAGTATTGCCAAGAGAAACGAGGCAGAGGACTGGCGGGATATATGGTTGACATGAAAATAACAGTCCCCCTGGGGATTGATTTAAACGAAGTTATGGAAAAACTGAGTGAAGAGTGGGAACAAACATTCAGAGAAAAAGGAGAAGAATGAGCGATAAAATAACCGTTTACACCGACGGCTCCGCCCTGAGCAACGGTCGCCCTGGTTCCGGATGCGGTTGGGCCTGCAAGCTGATGTATAAAGGCCAGGCTCGCATGAAGTCCGGCGGAGCGATAGGAGAAACTAACAACCGTATGGAAATGCAGGCGGTTTTGGAAGCTATGAAAAGCATAACTGATAAAACGATACCGGTTGAGGTGTATTCAGATAGCAACTATGTGGTGGAAACCATGAACGGGCGTTTTGCCATGAAGAAAAACCGAGACCTATGGCGGAAACTTATGAGGGAACGTCAGAAATTTGCAAGCATCCGGTTTATATGGGTAAAGGGCCACGACAAGAACAAACACAACAATGATGTAGATCGCCAGGCGGTGGCAGAATCCCGGAAGATATTGGAGGCGCAGAGTGATAGATAGGGAAATAACGGAATACATTCCGAGAATTATTACAAGAACACAAGATAAAAAGCACGCGGAATGCGGGGATGTTGTAACACCGAATGATGAATTTAACCCAATGCTTGTGTTAAACACATATTTAGAACCACGATTTTTAGAAATGTACGAAGAGGGACAAATAAGCAGGGACTATCTCCACAACATTGGGACAGGATATATTGACGCAGTCGGAATGGACGGGGTTGTTATACGACTCCAATATTATGAATACGCAATCCTTGAACAAAACAAAAATGCGGAAAAACTTAAAGATGAAATTACCAAGAAATGGGAGTGCGAGAACATTACATACAAGGTCATGCAAAGACTAGAAGCCAAGAAAATACAAAAGCAAGAAAAGGCAGGAACTAATAGTAACGCATGGGCGGACAGGATTAGGGAAAGATTCATGAGGGTGGTGTGAGTTTGAAAGCAGAGGAATTTGTAAAGACATTTACCAAAGAGGAAATCCTGGACGCGCTTTTTTGCAAGAAATGTCTGAATGAAAGAGCGACAAGAAACTTATGTGTGGCACTGTTTGAAGAGAAAAGCGACAGGCTGCTCAAAAAAATGGAACAAAGCACATCCGGACAAAAACCGAAAAGTTTACGAGAATTTATGCAGCAGCAGGAAAACTTTGAAAAATTAGACAGACAGCAGGAAAAGTTGAGTAAAAACTTTGATTCGCTTGAATGGTAGGAGGTGTGGCAGATGAACAAAATCGAGGCTGTGAGATACCTGAAAGAGCAGGGAAAAGACGCTGAGCTGATTGACGGTGTTGTAATGCTAACCACCACAAAGACCGGCGCAGTAGTAGAAAAAGAGTTTAAAGCAATGAAAAAGGACCTGAGCGCAGCCGGGTACAATGGCAGCGTCGGGATCCGGAGCAGAGGACAGGGGGCAGGAGAATGACCAGAGCAGAAACAACAAAGTTTCTCGGCCAGCTACTGATCGGCCAGTATTTTTCCAAGTTTGGAAACCACTGGGCCAGTGAGGTAAGTGTGGATCCGTGGAGCGCAAAGGGGAAACGGGTTGATTTTATGCAGTTTTCGCCAGGGGACCAGATGTCCATATCCGGAATAGAAAAAGGCATATTTACCTGTTACGAGGTAAAGAGCTGCAAGGAAGATGTTTACAGCGGGAACGGGCTGAACTTCCTGGGAGAGAAAAACTATATTGTAACAACAATGGAGTGCTACAAAGACATTTTGCCAGATTTAAGAGGCAGCAAGTTTCACAAGCATTTGCAAGAGTGTTTCCCAGAATCTTCCAGCTATTTCGGCATAATGGTTGCTATACCGGAATGGCGAAAAGCAACAGAGGAGTTTGAGGATCCGACCCCATTAGATAGCAACACGCAGAACTGGAAACTGGCGGTTATTTTACCGTGCAGGCCAGGACCGCGGCGCAGATCAATGACAGAACTGCTGTTTTGCATGTTGCGGAGCGGACATTGAGGAGGAAGAACTATTGACAACAATAATTTTTATTTTAGAACTGGCCGCCCTGGCTGTTCTGATCATATGCGGGGCGTTGCTACTTTTGGATGCAGGAAGCAAGAAAAAGCGGCCAGAGGATGAACCGGACCGGGCGGAGGAATGGCTAAAACCACCGGAACACATAAATTGCAGGTGCAGCATATATTACCCGCTGGATAAGAAAAGAAAATGCAAGAGGCGGCCAAAAGGCCAGACTGGCCGGAAGCACCCGAAAGGGAAAAGGGAGGTCTGAGTTATGGAATACACAAAGACAGTAACAGTAAAACGTACATACAACGTGGAATTTTTCCCGGACGCGTTTGACTGTACCGTGGGCGAATTTATACAGCAGCGCGAACGCCTGGGGATTCCCACACAGGGGTTTAAAACCTGTTTCATTTGTGGCCGGCATTTGGCCATGAACAGAATACCGATTGTGATCAGCGTATCCGGAAAAGGAAACCGGTTCGCGTGTGATAAATGTTATGAAAAAAGCCAGAGGGAGAAAGAACATGAAAAAACAGAGTTGTAGAATGACACAGCAGGAGCGAGAAACGCACAGGGAAGCCACTAAGCTCCGTAAAATGACAGACCAGCAGCTGGTTGATTATGTGAATAACCAGAAAGAACAGGCGGGGCCAGCTAAAGACCAGGAGGCCGTACATAAGGCAGAAATCGAAGAGTTGGAGGCGGAGGTCGCTAAGTACAAAGCAAAAGCCAACAAAGCGGAAGCAGAGGCCAGAAAAAATGCAGAAAATGCAGTAAAGGCCATTAAGGGCAAAAGCACCGGAGGAAAAGCAGCGGTTGAGCGATTCCTCCAGGAGCTGAAAAAAAAGACCGGATCCGGCAATGGAATCGGCAACGGTACAATTTTTAAATTAAAGAGAATCCTGGACACAATGCCGGACGATTTCGCAGAAAAGGAGGCGTGATCCATGGCATGGGATTCTGGTACATACAGGAGGGACGCCAGCAAGGCGAACCGCGGCAAACCATTTGAGGATTTTATCAATTTTGCAAATGAGAAATACCAGGCCAAAGGTATAGCAGTCATGCACAAGGTCCCCACGGAGTTTATACCGCTCCGCGGGGCGCATGGCCAAGTTGCAAACTGCAAGGTAGATCGCAAGAGTTGTGTGGATTATTTGGGTCGTTTCCGGGACATTCCAGTTGCGGTCGAGGCAAAGCACACCCAGGGAGCTAGAATTGATTTCTCGGCCGTCCAGGACCACCAGGCGGAGTATTTAGACGCATGGATGGAGGGAGAGGGCAGGCAACTTGCTTTTGTGGCCGTAAGTTTTGGCATGAATCGGTTTTTTATGGTGCCGTGGAGCTTCTGGAAAGCAGCTCGCGATTGTTGGGAGAGACACAAGAAAACAAAGCAAAAAGAAATTGCCATTGTGCAGCAGTATGGGTGGACCTGGGAGACACCGGGAACAGCCAGCGCAAAGGCAGAAGATTTGCTTCCAGACTGGGAAGTTGATACAGGCGGTTTTTATGGCCTCCAGTACCTGCAAATAATTGACAAAATAGCAGGAGGAGAAACGAAAAATGAGAACAGAGGACCAGGTAATAACACAATTTAACATGAGATTAATCCGGGCAGTGATGCCACAGGGGGCGCCTATGATAGTCGTGTATGAGGATCCGAAAGACTATCCGGGTCTTTTTGTGGCACGCCTGTTTGATGGCCAGAAAAGTACGCACCTGATAGCCCTGGCGGACACATTAGAGGACATAAGAGAGGCAAAGCCGGAGCGGATGCGGATCGTAAAACGGATAGAACAGGACAGCCTGCAAATTGTGGAAGCCTGGCTCTAACAGAAAGGAGCAGCAAGCATGAGAAAAAAGGCAGCGGGAATATTAAAAGCAGTCTGGACGATTGTGATCAGCGTTGCACTGATCAGCGCAGGCCTGATGTGTCTGAGCCTGCAAAAGCAGGTAGAGGAGCTGAGCAGATTACCAAAAAACGTGCTGGTCTATGATCGGAGCCGCAAAGAAATTGTTGAGTATTACGGCACTCCGGAGAAAATTGGCAACAGCCTGGTATTGCACGACGCAAACATCCTGAATATTGAGGATGTAAGCCACCTGGTAGAGTAGGAGGCAGCTATGGGAAGAAAAGAACGCAGAGCCAAGGAACGACAAGAGAGAAAAGAAAGTATCCGCATGACGCCGGACCGTATTTATGAACTGAAACAGAAAACGGCCAATGAAGCTGTCCGGAGAGTACAGGAGATTGAAAAAGGCAAGGAAAAGCAGCGAGCGGAGACTACTCTGGACATGCTTCTCCTGTTCGGCATGACATACCTGCATGAGCAGAAAGGATGGGGAAAGCAGCGCCTGGAAAATTATTATGATGGCTGCATGAAGCTGTTGAAAGAATTTGAGGCAGGCGAACACATGATCAAGAGTCTCCGGGACAAGCTGGTGGAAGAAACAAAGATAAACCTGGTGGAGGTAAAAGAGTAATGGAAGAAAGTCAAGAATCAAAAGACGTTATAATACCGTTGCTGATGCTTATGAATATGCCGGAAGAGACTATTTGTGAGTTGTTCAGAACGGAAAAAACAAGGCCAGCAATATCCGTAGGGCTAAGACTTTTTATTGTGGAGGATGCTTTTATGGAATATTCAGAAATGCCATTGACGAAACAAAAGGGAACAATAAACCCTTTTTGGGAAATAAAGCACGATACGAAAATAATCCACATTAAGTTACGAGAGATACATACACCCGCAAGTGAAGCGACGTATCAAAATAGTGAAATGACATTAGTATTACGCAGACCGTAGAGAGGGTATAAAAATGGGCGAAAAAGTGAGCAGAAACGCAGAGGGCTATCCAGATCCAACATTCGGAGGAGCCTGGGGGAACATGCGCAGGGAAGAAAAACAGCGAGAAGCTGAACGCATGGCAAAAATAAACGATCTTATACCGGTAATGAAGCAGACAGCTGAGCTTGCTGGTTTTGAGGTTGTAGGCCGGATCACACTGAGAGACAAAGGAACCGGCAAAGAATACAGATAGGGTGCTATTCTAAAATCCAAAATATATCACACAATAAGACACAGGCAGCGCAAGCTGCCTGGGAAAGGAGCCGGATGAAAGAGCCGTTTTATTATACTGAGGGCGCAGAAATTGAAATGTTTATAGATGGGAAATGGACCCGCGGCAAGGTTGTAAACGGGTACCGATTCCGTGATGGGCTTATAACCATGGAAACAGCAGAGGGGCGCCGTGTGTGGTGCGGAGAAGCTTCAGGAGCATGGAGAGAGCCGGAAAGGAGCAGCAGTTGAGCATGGGAGAAATTATTGATCGCATGGCACAGGACACAGAAAGCCATGAACCAAAGGACACAAGACAGAGGTATAAAGGAATTTGCCCGGTGTGTGGGAAAGAAAACTGGATCTGCAAAAGCCTGGCAATGGAGATGGGAATCAATACCGGCGTAGGCAGGTGCCTGGGGTGCGATACATTTTTGCACATTACATACAATCCGGAACGGCAGGAAATGGACCTGGAAAGGTTCGAGGACTACCAGAACAGCAAGAAAGCCCGCGACGATGTGGACAAGATAGCAGGAAACGTGGGATACGGAGGACAGGACAATGCAGAATAGATATTTTTATCAAAGAATGAAACACTTTGTGGAAGAATTGTCTTGCCGTTACTTCGGCCAGCCGTTTAATATCTGGACCACAAGCGCAATGGAGGACGACATCCGCCGTGAAGTAAAAACACAATACCCGCTTTTTTATGAGAACGCGCACATTGCTGGAAGAGAAATCCATATAAGTAGCGAATTTTTCAAGAAATACGCAGTAGCAATGATGTTTTTACCATGTATGTTTACAGTGAAAGAGTGCTATTTTTATGATCTTTACATTGATAACGTACCGGTTGGAATGATTAGCTTTAAGAAGAACCTAGACCCATGCAACTACGGCTACATAGTAACAGTGAATCCGTTTGAAATGTGTGAGTTTGTAAAAAAAGCGTTTGAGCAGGCCATGGAAGAAGTTGCAGAACTTCCGGAAATCCCACCGGCCGAACAAGTAAGGATTGCTATGAATTATGGTGAGGTAAAAAGGCATGAGAAAAAAGATTGAAGAAAAAATCAGTGATTGGAGAATTTGGCGGTGTCAAAGAAAAATATTAAAAAGGCACGCTTAT